GGAGTTCTGTGTAGAGAAATTGATTGTTACAGGACCTGATTCCTTCCATTTTACTCAGATAGCGTTGTTTGATAAAACATCTGATTATTTAGCTTTTATAGCGAAAAATTCAGTTGAGTATTTTATAAAACAACGCAATATGGTAAGAGATGTTGAAGATATCTTTTCCACTGGGTTGTGCAAACATTTCTTCGCCGCTCGCGATTGTGAAATATGCGAGGCTGGGAAGATTGTAAAATTGTCACGAGATACTATGAGTCAAGAAGATGACAACATTTCGATATCCACTGAGTACCTTAATCGGGAGGCCAGAAAGGTTACCTTTAAAGAGGAAAGACAAAAGAAGCGGATGCAAAAGCAGGCACTGGATGATCCTACATGCGTTTCGGCCCCAGCAAAGATCTCTAATGAGAAGGAGAGTGTGCGTGATGAGGATTTTATTAGTCTCATCACTGAAAAGACTCCACAAACAGTTAGAGCAGCTGACGATAGGAGTTATCTCTCATATGTCAGTGATATGGAAGCTGAGGACATGAGGGAAGTGCAATGCGCCGTTAACTTATTCCCAAATTATTATGGGAAGTCTGTACATATAGGTAAATTTATAGATACGGGTCATGGTCGCATAGTAGCAGCTGATTGGAGTATAGGTTCTTCTATTTTTAGATATCTAGAAACTGGTGATATGTGGAATTCTTTTAGTCTCAAAACTAAGTTGGAGACATTTTGGGATGTTGCAAGAAATGCTGTTGGAGCGTATGTTATCGTCGAACGCACTTGGGCAACCATATGCTGGGCTCTTAAGACTGTCTTCGGGAAGTTTGTTTCTCAAGCTATCGAAGTGCGAGAGCCAACGAAGATAGAAGGAGAAAAAACTAATCCGTGGACAGCTCGTAAGATGATGCGTTCAGAGTTGGTTTTAAAACCTACTAAGGAAAGCGCATCTACAACACCCCAAGATTTATCTAGGAGAGTGGGAATAGCTTTAGCGTGTTGCAAACTGACTTTTGCTGAGAGGCGAATAGTTTGCAACGCCTTGCCATTAAAAGGCAGGTATTGGCTGTTTCCTGCTCATTCTGTTATGCGAGCGTTTGAGTTTGGTGACAGTTTTGAGTTGACTATAACTAATACATCTCAAGGCTACATTGGATTTGAAGTGTCTGAATTGGTTAGTATTAATAATGTTCAATATATTGATAATAAAGACTTGGCTGTGGTTAAGCTAGTTAGTGCTTGTCCACAGCGGGGGTTTATGAGATATTTTCTTGAGCAGGATATAAATACTTCCGAGAGCTTCTTTGGTGAGATGATCTATAGGCCCCGTAAGGATTGGTTTAATGTAGACAACTCAGCGCGAGAGGCCTCTATTCAACTTATGGAGACGAGTCTTGATCATAACAAAGTGTATAGAACTATTGTAAAGATGGAGCCGCGCAGAATTCATTCTGTAGGCGAATTGTCTTATTCTGGTTTCAAATACACTGCGCCCTTTGATACTTTTAGTGGTTTATGTGGAGCAGTATGTGTTGTTCAGGCAAGAGGTGCCGCTATTTGTGGTGTTCATCTAGCAGGAGAAGGTACTATAGGTGTTTTCGCATCGCTTTTGTTAAGTGATATAGAAAAAGCCCTTATGAAATTTGAATCTATGGATATATGTGATACTGGATTCAATAGAGAGGCTTATGGTTACTCTTATGATCAGCCTGGTTTAAGGAAAGAAGGTGAGATCAGTAGTGATATAAGCCCCAAACATAGTATGCTCTACATGGATGCTGCAAAACCTGTGGCCGCAATAGTTTATGGTCCACATATAAAAGGAACAAGAACATTGAGGTCAGCAGTGCGAAAGTCGCCCATAAGTGAAGCTGTTGAACGAGTGACAGGCTTGAGGAAAATTCATGGACCGCCAAAGAATTTAACTAATTGGCGTCCTTTTCAGGAAGCTGCTCAATTTATGATGGAACCACCTTATAAATTTGAGCCGAGGTTTCTTGAGAGCGCTGTGCAATCACTCACTTCACACCACATTGCCGTGTTAGACAATTTTGACTTAGCGGATCATGTGCATTTTGTCTCTATGGATGTAGCAGTCCATGGAAGGGAGGGGATGACTGGATTGGATCGGATAGATCTATCAACGTCCGCCGGCCATCCTTTAGATAAATCGAAGAAAACACTTTTAGATTTAGATAAATGTGAGATAGATGCGTATGGAGTTATTAAGAAGATTGTTTTCGTCCCGCAAGTGGAGCAGAATGTCAACAAAATGTTGGAGGAAGCAAAAAATGGAGAGAGATTTAGTGTCTTTTTCCGTGCCAATCTGAAAGACGAACCAACAAAATTCGAGAAGGAAACCGTAAGATTGTTTGCCGGATGTCCTATTGATTTTTTAATCGTGTGTAAGATGGCGCTCAGTGGTCTCAACCGTGTAATGCAGTTACATTGGGACTACTTTGAGTGTTGTGTTGGTGTTGATAACTATTCAACTGATTGGACTCGTCTTTACAACTCATTTTTCCAACAAGGATGTGAAAATAGATTCTTTTGCGGGGATTATAAACATTGGGATAAGACTATGGCACCTACATTATTGGATGCGGCTTCGCGGGTTATACTAAATATGTGTAAACACTGTGGATATTCATATGATGAATTGCTTGTTGTTCAAGCAATTATGACGGAGTTAATATATCCGAGGTATGAGTGGGATGGAATGTATATTCAATTTCTATCTTCCATGCCGTCGGGAGTATTTATCACCGTCATGATGAGCAATATAGCTAATTCACTTTTGTTTAGATATACTTTTGCAAAATCTTGTGATGACACATATCCATTTGATGAGTTCATAAAATGTAATTTTATGGGCGATGATAATGTAGGTACTGTCGCTGAGGGATGTGATTGGTGGAATCAACAGGTTCATGCCCAAATTTTAGCGGAGGTAGGTATTGAATATACTTCTGCAGATAAGAAATCAGCTTTGACGGAGTTTGTAGCTCGTAAAGATGTGTCTTATCTTAAACGCGGATTTGTGTGGAATGAAGAGTTAGGAAATTACTTATCGCCGATAGAAGAGTCTTCGATATGTAAGAGTTTACACAATTATATGAAGAGAAAGGGAAGTTCTGTTGAACCTTTGGCGATTAGTGCTGCTGCCATTGAAAATGCCCTCAATGAATACTTCCGTATTGGAGAAGATATTTATAATCAGCGAAGAGAGCAATTCGCTGAGATAGTGAGGATGTTTAAGATGGCACATTACTGTCCAAGGTTTAATGATAATGCCTTTCCGACATATAGGGATATGATGGAGGATTATAAGGAGAGATACATAAGTAAATCGGACAATTGCACTACGTCCGATATTGTCGCCTCGATGGAAGGGGCGCCATTTATTTTTTGTGCTGGTACAAAAGCGTCAGAATCGAAAATGAATAATCAAATAATCGAGGAAAGTACCAACATCGACGTTACGATGACGCATGATGAGAGGGATGCCAACCCTCCCATCAAATTTCAAAAGCAAGCGCTGGAAGATAAGCTGGGCCTTGCGGTTGGTACCACTAAAGGAGGAGACTCTCGTGTGGTTACCTTTAAAGACAGTGTATCACAAGTGGTTTATGATGTTAAATCCGAACATGATATGACTTTTACCACTCAGGATAGCCCAACGGATTCGTTGGGAGACTTTCTTAGCCGTCCGATAAAGATCTTTAGCGGTACTATATCCATTAATACGGGGTATTTTGCTAATTTCGATCCTTGGTCATTATTCTTTTCAAATCCTAGAGTTATTAATAGGATATGTAACTATAATTTGATTAGAGGAAGGTTGGTCGTTAAGTTTATTCTGAATGGGAATCCATTTTATTATGGGCGGTTTCTTGTGTCATATTTACCAATGGCTTATTGGGATGAATTTGAGAAAACAGTTGGTAGAACATTTGACGAATGTACCTTGTGTACTCAGCGTCCGCATATCTTTTTAGATCCTTCTACTAATCAGGGGGGGGAGCTAGTTTTGCCTTTTTTCTCTTATACTAATAATTTTAGTATTCCTAATAGCTCATGGACACAAAATGGTGGTAGGATATTCATTGACAATTTGGTATCTTTGCAACATGCTAATAATGGAACTGATAGTATATCAATTGTAGCTTTTGCGCATATGATAGATGTTCAGATGTCTATACCCACGACTATAGAGCCGGCAGGGCTTGTGCCCCAGGCGCAAGATGAGAGTGATGTAGCAACTGGGAAGGTTTCTGCTCCAGCGAGTGCTGTGGCAAAGGTAGCATATTCATTGAGTAAGGTGCCGGTGTTGAAGCCGTATGCTACGGCAGCAGGAATGTTAGCTGATACAGTGGCGGCTGTTGCCAAAGTGTTTGGCTATTCACGCCCTATTGTTACTTGTGTGCCAGCAAATAGACATAAGCCAGAATATTTGGGTAACTTAGCGAACACAGATGTTGGTGAAAACTGTACTATGTTAGCTTTAGATTCGAAGAATGCTGTTACTATTGATCCTAGAGTTGTTGGTTTGAGTGATGTCGATGAAATG